CTTTGGCTCCTGCGGTTGCAACACAAGCTAACGTGCTTGCCCGTCCTATTGTGAGACAGGCGACAGTGCCAGTGCAAAATGCGTTGGCCAACGTAATGACACGCGAACAGCCGCCTGCTATGGTTGGCATGGGCGCTGCCAGCACTGATGAAGCCTTAAAACGCCAAGAACGCTTAAGCCGTCTTAACATCCCTGCAACAGCTGGTGAGCGCACTCAAAACTTAGCACAACAGCAATTTGAAGCAGATGTTTCCCGTGGTGTGGTAACTGGCATTTCTGAAGAAGCCAAAACCAAACTAACCGAGCAAATGGGTGGTTTTAAAGCAAATCAACAAAAAGCCATTGTGCGAAACTTTGAGCGCATGACCAATGAGGTGGGCGCTGAAGTGGCTGATCCAACTCAAATGCGGGCTGTTGGCAAGATTGTTGACAAAGCCTTAAATGACGAATACACCAAAAAGTATGACGCATACAAATCACTGTATGCGCAAGCAGACAACGCGGGCGAAACTTTGCAACAAGTTCCTTATAAGAATTTGCTTGACTACATCAACACCAAAACGCCAACAGCAAGGGGTAAACTTGATCCTATTTTGGATTCAGTAGCCGAGTCTTTGGCAATGAATGACCCTAACAAAACTGGTGCAATTACTGTTCGAGCGTTAGAAGACATTTATCAGCAGATTGGTAAAGTTAAAGATTCTGCAAGCGCACCAGAAATGAAAAAACTCATAACGCAAATGGGTGAAGGTGCTGGTGGTGAATTTTACCAAAAAGCAAGAGCAGCCAGAGCGCAATTGGCTAAAGAATTTGAAGATGTCAGACGTGTAGACAAGTTGCTTGGCACAAAGGCTGGCTACGCTGACCGCCAAGTGGCGCTTGATGATGTGTTTAAGTATGTGGTGCTTGACGGCTCATTAGAAGAAATGCGCACGGTTACCAAGTTGCTTAAAAAAGGCGGCAAAGAGGGTGAGCAGGCTTATGCAGAATTAAAAGGCCAAACAATTCAAGAAATGAAAGATTTGTTAACTAAAAGTGATCAACCATCTTTTAGAAACCTTAACACCCTTGTTAATCAACTTGATGCTGAAGACAAGCTAGTTTACATGTTTGGCAAAAAAGGGCGCGATGAAATTATAGACTTGCGAGATGCCGTCAAAGATGTCATTGTTAAACAGCCTGGCGCTGTGAATTACAGCAACACTTCTGGCGCTGTCTTGCGTGGCCTTGAGGCTTTGCAGGCTTTAAGATTCCCTGGAGCCAAACAAGCTGCTGAATTTGCCCGTACCAGCGAAGTAACTGGTAAAGTGCAAAAAGCATTAGAACAACCCAATCAGTTGGCTCCAAAACAAACTAACCAAAACGCATTGGCAAATCAACCTTTCCGCATGGAAATTCGTGGAACGGGTAAAAAGTAATGGAATACCAAGTGCTTTTTAACATTTCTGTGGCCGTGGCAGGTTTTTTTGGTGGCTGGACGCTTAACAGAATCTATCAAGCCATTGATCGGCTTGATGGCGATGTGCGCGGTATGCCATTGAATTATGTGGCGCGTGAAGACTACCGAGCCGACATGCGGGATGTCAAAGACATGCTTGGTAAGATTTTTGACAAGCTAGATGGAAAAGTGGACAAATGAAAGATTGGGCCGAAGCAATTATTGCGGCGGTCTTTGTAGTGGCCTTTGTCATTTTTAGCCTTTACATAATTGCGTGGAGTTGGGCGTGGTAAATGCGTTGGCTTATTCTGCTACTGCTGTTGGGGCTAGTTGGAGCCGTAGCCAAGAATGGCTGTCACGTCCGCGAGTTCTACGGGATAGGTTACACCATCCACAATCCGTCGGAACGCCATCAACAAATGATCGCATGGTTAAAGAACAATTCACAGTATTGCAAACCAGAAGACTATGTGGTCATTTGGAACAACCTTCCTATGTGGGCGGGTACAGCAGACTCGGCAGAAGCCCGATCTTTAATTTTGCGTGGTTATGAAGAAGCGATTAAACGTGAAAAGAAATGATTCAGCTTCACAAATGGTTTCCGTTTGTGTTCCCCTCTCCATACGATGTTCGAGCAATAGCTTCGGAGCGTAGGGCGGAACGGCTGGAGTACGAGTACAAGCTGGCGTTGGAAGCCGCCAAGGTAGAAAAGGCAGTTGACGCACTTGAGATTGAGTTGTACAACAAACGGTCGCGACAACAAACAATTGAGTTGGAAATATTTAATAGCACAAGATATTTTGACAAATACGTATGACCAGAAAACCTATACCCAGACCAGTCAAGAAACCTCCAATGGAGACAAAGGAAAAGCTGACGCTGTGGGTCACCCTCATGGTAAGCACGACCCTGTGTATCTCCGTATTGGCTATGGTGGTCAGCTTTATGTTGGGCTTGTGGGCGAAGGAAGTGGACAACGCAGAAATTTTCAAGATGATTTCACCCGCTTTTTCTACTCTTATCGGAGGCATGATTGGGTTCCTGTCTGGTATCAAACTCATGCAAAATGACGACAAAAAGGACTCTAAATGCTGACACTTCTCTCAACCCTAATCTCTTTTTTGATGGGCGGCTTGCCCAAACTGTTAGACTTTTTTCAAGACCGTGCCGACAAACTGCATGAACTAGCGTTGGCTCGGATGCAGATTGAGCGTGAACTAGAACTGCGCAAGGCAGGCTTTGAAGCCCAAGAGCGCATTGAGCATATTCGGTCAGAACAGTTGGCAACCGAAAGCGCAGCCAACACACAGCAAATCCTGATTGGCGCGCAGCAAGCTGAAATGCAGGCCATCTACGCCCACGATGAAAGCCTAAACGAAGGAACGTCGCAGTGGATGAAGAACCTACGCGCTAGCGTTCGCCCTGTCATTACTTATGGTTTCTTCTTTTTGCTTTTGTTTGTGGATGTTGGCCTGTTTGCTTACGGTTGGCACAGCGGTGCTACATTTGTGGAGTTGGCCGAGATGCTGTGGGACTCTGACACCCAAGCCCTGTTTGCCAGCATCATTGCGTTTCACTTTGGCGGCAGAGCCTTTGGCAAATGAACGTCAGCCCCAAAACCATTGAAATGATCAAGCACCATGAGGGTGTTCGATTTAAACCATACCAGTGCCCAGCAAAGCTGTGGACAATAGGAGTAGGCCATGTTCTTTACCCAAATCAAGGCAAAATGCCAATTGATCAAAGAGGCGGTTACGCGCTTCATCCAGAAGATAACCGTTCGTTTTCAAAAGACGAAGTAAATGCGATTCTTAGGGCAGACCTTGCTCGGTTTGAGAAAGGCGTGGCTACTTATTGTCCTGTGCCTCTTACTCAAGGACAGTTTGACGCACTTGTATCGTTTTCATTCAATGTTGGGCTAGGCACACTGCAACGCTCAACCATGCGCCAAAAAGTAATCCGAGGCGACATGGCGGGCGCTGCCGAAGAACTTTTGAAATACTGCATGGCTGGCGGCAAAGTCTTACGGGGACTTCAGAACCGGCGCATCGACGAGCGCGCCCTGTTCCTTAGTTAAGGCTCGGTAAGCCTCAATGGCCGTCTTCAGATCGCATTGCAAGTGTTGAATGCGGTCATCTTGCTCACATAACTTGGCATAGGCTTCGTCGGCAAACTTGGCCAAGTTAGCCTGGCTCCATGTTTGAAAGTCTGGTCTGTTAATCATTGACTTCTTTCTTTGACGGTGCGTCTAGTTCACGGCGGTAATACTTGGCTGGCATCTTGGCTTTTTTATCCAATTCTTTGCGCAGCCACTCAGCACCACCAAGTTCTTGCAAGATCATTACATGGCGGTCTGACAATCTAATTTGGCGGCCAATAAGGGGTTCGGGTGGCTTGGGGCGAGGCATTTACCTGACTCTCCTTAGAGGCTCAATGTACTTTTCTGCTGGCGGTGGAGGTGGGGTCATAGTCTCAGAAGGTGGTGTCCAGCCGTACTTGCGCCAAATAGCTTGGACATCTGAGCCAGAAGACCATTTGAAATCCTTGTTGGCAACAGAGGGATAGCTGATCTTTGAATAGGGTGGTTTTTCTAACATATTGTCTCCTCAAAAGGGAATTTGATCCCATTCCCAATGTTCGCACTCAACCGTGCCGGTAATCCACTCTAACGGTGGTTTTGCTCCAAACTGCTTACAAATGCCTGTCTCGAAGTTGTTGCACTGTCGGCAATTTACTTGTATCAAATTTACTTGTTTGACTTGGCTGTCCAAATGTCTCTTGATTGCGTTTAGTTCTATTAAATTCATAATCTTTTACCTCTGTGTATTTTCCATTTTTACGGGTTGCAATTCTGGCTGGTTCTTCAATGTCGTGAAATTCAAGCCACTCAAGCGCGTCTTGCGTACCTGATGGCATAGATTTATTCTCCCTGCGCATCCACCAGTTCTCGGCTTTTTGCCTGGCATAGCCCACATGGTTAAAACAAACCCATTCGCTGGCCACACGAAGCAGGCCGCCATAGTAGTCAACCCGCATAGAGTCTGGCTTGCCTTCTTTTTGGTGCAGTTTGTAGTCAACCCGTGACACGTCATGCCAAACCAGTTCAGCCATAGCTGCTTGGCTTGACAACAGCGCAGCATAAGAAACCTTGGCATCCATTGGTTTGGCTTCTTCTTCTCTGATCGTGCATCCACAATGGACACACACAAGCGCAGCTGGTGCGTTACGTTCACCGCAGTCTGGGCAGATGCTATAAGGCGCTTCTTGTGGGCCTGACCTTTTCTTAGCCCTGCCTTGGATTGTGTCCACCGGCCCCAAGCGTTCCACGGTGTCGGTAAAGTCAAGCACCAGGC